TTAATTTACAATATTTAGATGAATGTGTGGATGAACTGACTGATGTTTTACTCGACGGTATCAGAAGAACAGGTATGCAAACAAAAATTTTAACCATTGATGAAGTAATTAATGGTTGTAAATATTATACAACATCTCCAAGTTTAAATATGAGTAGTGGTGTTGGTTATCCTCACGCATATGAATGTGGGGGTATGACACATAAAGCAGATGCATTTTTCTTTAATACAATTACTTGTAAGTATGAATTCGCCAATAATGAAAAAGGAAATAAAATATTATCAGATCTTCAAACATATTTAGAATATTTACAATTACATGAGGGAAGAACAGCAGTAATATATGTTGCACAAAAGAAGGACGAAGTACTTAAAATTAATAAGATCATTGATTGTGGTACTCGTATTTTTGAAATGGGTCCACTTTATCATTTTATGGCAATGAAACAATATTTTGGGGCAGCACAAGCTTTATTAACTTATGTAAATTCATCAATACCATTTAAAATAGGAATTAATGCTTCTTCACATGAATATGCAAAATTACACAAATATTTATTAAAAACCGGAGATTTAGGAATGAATTGCGATTATACTGGTTTTGATTCGTCACATCCCAAAGAATTTTTAGAAAGATATTATAAAGTTTACAATAAAATTTACCAAGAAACGGATCCAAATTGGTGCCAGGAAGATGATGATATGAGAAGGAAATTGCATGAACAGGAAAATTCCCCTTTAGTCTTAGTTGATGATTTAATAATTCAATGTCCTGGTGGTTTAATGTCAGGAGGTGAAGATACAGGAGGGAAAAATAATATAGCAGGTAATTTAAATATGCGGTATGCTTGGAAGATATTATCAGTACAATATTGTCCAGAAAAATTATATAAGTATGATGATTATACAACAGATGCGACCTTTGGAGATGATTTAATAAAAACTATTCATCCTGAAGTGCTCTCATGGTATAATCCTAATAACATTAAAATAGTTTTAGACGAAATAGGTTTTACAATAACTTCAGCAGATAAAGAAACAGAATTAATAATACAGCCTTTAAATGAATTAACATTTTTAAAACGTAGTTTTGAACATACAGAAGTAAATATTAACGGAATAAAACAAAAATTTTTAGTTGGTGCTTTAGAAGATAATTGCTTTTTAAAAATGTTAAATTGGTGTAAAGCTTCAAAACGTTACAAATATCGACGAACTCAAGGTGTCCATTATGACCCTTCAACGATTGGCTTATCTGCTTTAAACTGTTTGGCAGAAGCATCATTAAAAGGAAAAGCAGTGTTTGATAGAACGCGACAACATTTAATACAATGTGGTACCAAATATTCTATGGTAGTACCAAAATTACCAACATTTGAACAAGCTTTTTATGAAAATTATTTTTGTTCCAATTATCCTAAAATAGAAAATAAAGAAATAATTAATATTCCATATAGTAATAAATTACATCCCTTATATCCGAGAGAATTTTCCTTTGGAGATAAGATTTTTAAAAATATCATGCATTGTTATGAATATACTAGAGCTAAATGTCATCAACAGGAAGAGAGAGCGGATGATTATTATAATAACCCTAATAAATGTAAGTACGTATATTATCCTAATAATAACAGGTTCAGACCTGATAAATTAATGTTTAAGATTATTTCATCGGTGTTTAGGGATTATGATTTTAAAATATTTACAACTAATCATAAGTTTATTGTAGATTATGGTCATAAATACTTTGGTTTTGAGGTAGGTGATGCAATCACCAATAGGTACGGCGAACTTCTTTCTGAGTTCGCAATTTCAAAATTACCAAAAGAAAATTTAAAAAGCGAAACTAATTCAAATATAAAATATAATAATATTATATTCAAATCAAATCACAATATAGATTGTCCAATTTCAAAAGAAAATATAATTTTTGATTCCGATTTATTAATAGAACCAAATTTAAGATTTAATACAGCAGGATGGATAGTAACAGCGGAAATAATCCCCCCATCCCGTCTTTAATTGGCGAAGTAGCAACAGGTTCTACGTTTTCAAGTACAGATTCAACAGCTTTAGATGCCCCTGCTATTGCAGGACGTCCAGCACCAACTATTGAGGGACCCCGTCACGCCAACGTCTCAACCGATGACGTCATGGGGTATCTCAAGAAACAACATGTTGCTTTAAAACGTTTTACCTGGTCTACTAGTCAATTACCAGGCACTCTTCTAGAAGCTATTCCTATCACACCTTTACGCGCTAATAATATCATTGCTTATCTATCCGGAATTTTTAATGCTTGGAATGGAGGACTTGAATACCAAGTTAAGGTTGCAGGTACTGGTTTTCATGCCGGTGCAATTGGTATAGCTCGTATTCCACCAAACATTAATCCTCAAACTCTCAAAACAGTCGCAGAATTCACAGCATTCGAATATAGTGTCATTGACCCTAAAACTTTAGAAGCCATTTCAAAACATATTCCAGATCAACGACCAATCATGTACCATTATATGAGTGATGATTTGACTAACCCCAACAACTTTGGTGGCTGGATGTGTATGTTTGTCATTTTACAACTTAATACTTCATCAACAGGTACTAATCAAATTGACGTCGAAATTTTTAATAAATTAGCCCCTGATTTCCGATTCATTCAAATTGTTCCACCAAATTTAGCTTCTCAACCTAGTACAGATGTTGAAAAATGGTCAGAACTTTTTGCTACTCCTAATCTTCATTCACATTCTTTATTCGACCTTCCAGTTTCACAATTGCGTATTGAGTCTTCAGCAACTATTTCTAATGCACGTACAGGAATGGTAAATTTAGCTGGTGCTATTTTTGCTGATCCTCCTTACACTACTCTGAATAGTAGTCCTTTGCTTGGACGAGGTTATCCATGGTTTTCATCGACCGCGACTAGCCTTATCCCAACAATAGGAGACAATGTTATTCGTCCTTATCAGATTATTGTTACAAACACTGGAGTATCATTCTCGCGCATTTTAACACCTACAGTTCTAGCAGCTACTTCTCCTGTCAATTTTACAGCAGCAGCTACCGTTGTTGGAGCTGTTGCTGCTACTAATTATTATTTACTACCTAATAACGCAAACCCTTGTTCAGCCACTTATGGTACTACAATTAATATTACACCACCAGTTGGTGAATCACTCGTCACATTTTCATATGGTAGTGGCACTTTAGCTACACCATTTACTTTAACAACTACTTTTCTTGCAGAGCAGTTTTTAACTCGTCGTTTTGTTATTAATAATAATGAAGCCGTTTTGTGTCAACTCTTTTCACGTCAAACTGGTTTACCAGTTGCTTTCATTAAAATTTATTTTAATGGACACATTACTTCTAATGCTCAAGCAACAGCTGTAAACCTAGACTTCACTGACTTAAGCTTAGTCTTTCTAACTTATACTCAGGCAGGAACACCAATCCCTGCACTCACTATGACTATGATGCAATCATTACAGTCAATTCGCCTTCAAGCTTTGCTTAATCGCACACACCAATTACGCCTTGGTGACTAATTTTTATTAATAATAAATTTTATTAACCAAAATTAAAATACAATACCCAAAATACAATAATAAATAAATAATTCATAATGTTTGATTTACTAGCACATGCTTTTACTAAAACAGAAATTACACACAATGAACATGGAGCTGTTATAAAAGAGCCTAAAAAGTCTAATTACAAAAATGGACATTTTTCACTCGATTTAACTTTTCTTTGTATCGTTGTAATACTTATCATGTGTTACTTTCTATACAAAATATATAAAAATTACATTAAAAATAAAGTACTTAAACAATATGAATTAACTTCACTACGTTCACAGTTAGACGTTGAGCGGGCCCCTTTAGGCAGAGCCCCACAAAACTGTGCAGTAACTCAAACTGGTATTTGAGTAAAAATTTTAATCAAACCTTGATTTCCAAATATCAAGGCATATTCTATTTTATATTTTTATTTAAGTTGCATTGTCCTTCTGACTTCAACTTTAAAAAGGAAATGAAAATGTTCGTTAACACGGATAGAAAAATACTCGTTTCAGAACGGGGTTTTGAGCTTAACTCAAGATGCATAAAAATCAAATAATTCAACGCAAGGCATATCCCTTTTATTATGTCATGTATAAA